CTGAACTACACACGGCAGCTGCTCGCGAAGCGGGTCCTGTCCATGGTGCAGACCTTCTACGTCGAGCCCCGTATATTACATATTACTGGCAACAACCCCGGGCAGGAAGACGAAGTACTGACCATCAACGAGGTCACAGCCGAAGGCCAAGTGGCCCGGGACTTGACAGTAGGCGAGTATGCAGTCACAGTATCGTCCATCCCGGCCCGCGAGACCTTTGAGGAAAGCCAGTTTGAGCAGGCAGTTCAGCTGCGCGAACTTGGGGTTGACATCAAGGACGAGATTCTCGTTGAGAACTCAAATCTGGCCCGCAAGCACGAGATCGCGAAGGAGATTTCTGGCGAGCTTACAGAAGAGGAAGCAGCATTGCAGGCAGAACTCGCCGAGCTCGAAGTGGAAGAGAAGCGCCTCGCCAACCGGATGTCTGCAGCTACGCAGAAAAAGACTGAGGCTGAGGCCGCGCTTACGCTTATACGAGCACAGCAGACCGCCCTTGAAGATCCCAATGGATCGGAAGCAAAAGCCTCGGACGATGAGCTCAAGCTGATTGAAGCAGAGGCCGACAGGGTCGCAGACATCGCTAAGCTCAGTCTCGAGAAGTACGAGATTGACCAGAAGATGGAAATCGAGCGCGAGAAGCTGGTTCTCAAACGCGAAGAGATTCGTATCAAGGAGCTGGAAGTACGGAACAACGCGATCCAAGCGGAACGCGATGCCCGGCAGAAAGCTGTAGAGGTTAAGGAAAAAGCAAAGCTGGACAAAGAAAGTAAGGACAAAGCAGAATCCTCTGCCGCGTCAAAGGAAGGAGCTAAAACATAATGGCTAAAAAAGATGATATCGACTGGGATGATCCAGTAGCCGTTGCTGCTGCACGTGGCGACAACCCTGATGACGACGACAAGGCGCGGGAAAATCTCCATCGCACCGAAGCCGAGCAGAAGGAAATTGATGACAAGGCGGCAGCCGACAAGACAACCGATGATGCGGCCAGCAAGAAAGCCGATGATGAGGCCGCAGCCGCCAAGGTGCTGGAAGACGAGCGCACAGCTGCCTACGACAAGCTGGAAGAGGGTCCGAAGGCTGTGTTCGATAAGCTGGATGACGATGGCAAGACAGCGTTCTACGCACTGGACGAAACCGCCCAGACCAAGCTGTTGGCTGGTGAAGAGGACGACACGGACGCCAAGGGCAATATGATCCCGAAGTCCCGCCTCGATGCCAAGACCCGCCAGAACAAGGCACTGCAGGATCGGATCGACGCCTTCGAGCGTGACCGGGCTGCTGACGCCGTAGCTGCCAAGAACGATGACGCCCGCACGGTCATTGAGACTGAGCTGGCAACTCTGGACAAGGCCATCAACAAGGCTATCTCCGACGACAAGATGGAAGAGGCCGCCGAACTTCGGGGCGAAGTCCGTACCAAGGAACGCGAGCTCTGGCAGATGGATATGGACGAGTCTTCGGACAACGCCACCACTGACGCCCGGGAGGCGGTACGCCTTGATATGGCCATCGACCACATCGAGTCCACTCATGAGGAGTTCGACCCCGAGTCGGATAACTACTCACAGGAGGTTGTGGACAAGGTACAGGAACTGCGAAACGGGTTTGTTGCCACCGGCAAGTACACCCCGACACAGGCCCTGCTCCGCGCCATGGACTTTGTCCTGCCCAAAAAGGCAGTCAAGGACATCAACGACGCTGCCGACGATCCCGCCACCAAGCTCAAAAAGGAAGAGGAACTCCGCAAGGCTGGCTTGAAGAAGGCTACTGATGCAGCTGGCAAGCAGCCCGCTGACACCAAAAAGGTCGGTGACGATGCCGATACTGCCGGTATTCAGGACGGGATCAACATCGACAAACTGTCCTACGAGGATGTGGCCTCCCTACCGGAAGCCACCCTCAAGCGGATGAGGGGCGACACCCCGGCGTAAAGCGCTTGACATCACTCATGGCTTCGGTTTATTATTCAGATACCGAAGCCGTGAGCGATACAGCGGGGCCCATCGTAACAGCCTGAAAAGAGTCGCACCTCGAGTTGATACACGATACGTATCTAAAAACGTAGTAGAATATTCGAGTCACTATATGTGACATTGTGCGATAATTTAAAGGAGGGACTATATTATGTCCGCAACAAATTTTGCCAACCTGACCGGCCACGAGAAAAAGGTCTGGTCAATGGACTTTTGGAACAAGGCACGCAACATGTCTTTTCTGAACAAGTTCACTGGCGACTCTGAGGATTCTCTCATTCAGCGCATCACTGAGCTGAAAAAGGATGAGAAGGGTGCTCGTGCCGTCATCACGCTGGTTAACGACCTCGAAGGCGACGGTCGTGCTGGAGATCGTCAGTTGGCCGGTTATGAGGAAGCTTTGACTTCTGAAGAGCAGGTCATCCAGATCGATCAGCTTCGCCACGCAAACCGGAACACCGGTCGCATGGCCGATCAGCGTACCATCATCAATTTCCGTGAGCAGTCTCGCAACAAGCTGGCCTACTGGCTGTCTGACCGCTACGACCAGCTCGGTTTCCTGACCCTGTCAGGTGTCTCGTACGCGAGTCACACCAACGGTGCCGCACGTGTAGGCTCTGACCTCAACTTGCTTGAGTTCGCTGCCGACGTAAGTGCCCCCACCGCTGACCGCCTGTTCACTATTGACAACGCGGTCACCAAGGGTTACATCTCGCTGACCAAGCTGAACAGCGACTCAACCTTCACTGTTGCAAACAGCGCTATCAGCTGGCAGGCACTGGTGAACTTGAAGGCAATGGCGAAAGAACGCTACCTCCGTCCGATTCGGACCAAGGACGGCGTTGACTTCTACCACGCTTTCTTGACCCCTACCGCAATGGCTTCGCTGAAGACGGATAGTGATTTTATCCAGATGCAGCGTGACGCTGGTAAGCGCGGCGCGGGTAACGAGCTGTTCAAGGGTACCGATACGCTGATGGTTGATGGCATCGCCATCTCCGAGTATCGCCACGTGTATAACACGAAGGGTCTGGCTTCCGGTAGTCGCTGGAAGAACGACGGTACTGTACACGGTTGTCGTGTCCTGTTTTGTGGTGCTCAGGCTCTGGGCTTCGCTGACATCGGTATGCCAACATGGGTCGAAGAGGATCGCGACTTCGAGAACGTGAACGCCATTTCTACCGGCAAGATTGCAGGCTTCTTGAAGCCTCAGTTCGAAGGTAAATTGACTGGCGGCATGAGCTCTGGGGTTGTTGAAGACTTCGGCGTAATCTGCCTCGATGTGGCAACCAACTAAGGAGGAATGACATCATGGCTTTCGTTCCAAACACCAACAACATCCGTTCCGACGGTGCCCAGCGTAAGATGGTCGCCCGAGGTACATTCTCCCAGTCCGATCTGGGTGCCGCGTCTGCTGACGTAGCCGTAGTCGGTCTGCCCGAGGGTGCTATTATCACAGATTGTCACTTGATTGTTGACACCCTGTTTGATGGCACTACCCCAACCCTGACTGTCGAAGTGCTTGCACTCGATGGTTCAGATCTGACGGCAGCAGTTGTGCTGGACTCGACTCAGGCAAGTACTGCTGTAGGTCGGTTCTCAACGCCCATCGTCACTGGTATCGCACTGCCTGAACCGGCAGTTGTCACGGTCAAGAATGACGTGGCTGACAGTACCGTAGGCGAAGGCGCTGTGGAAGTAGAGTATTACGTCCAAGGCCGTTCGGACGAGAACGCAGACTAATCTGCTCTCGTAGTAAGTAATGCAGGAGCCCCTTCGCGGGGGCTCCTTTTCTAAGTAATATTCAACCAAGAGGAACTGCACAATGGCTAACAAAATGATGTATATGCCCAGAGACTTCGTCTTACGATCCAAACATGGCCACGCTATCGCATTCACAGCGAACGAGCCTGTCCGTGTCCCTTTTCCAGTCATCGACGAAGCCATCGCCCTTGGCGCTGTGTTCGCTGATGGCGCAGACCAGAAAGTCCTCGCCGACGAGCCCAAGGAAGTGAAGACTCCTGATCTGGGTTTTGAGCGCGAACAGAAGATCTACGACGCCATGATTTCACTGGCCAACGAGAACGACGCGGACAAGTTTACTCCGGGCGGTAAGCCGAAGTTGAAAGTCCTCGCCGAGATGGTTGGCTACGAAGTGGACCAGAAGGAAGTCACTGATCTCTGGAAGAAAGTGCTGCAGAGCATAGCGAACGCTGACTAATGCCACTCACTGCCGACAATCTTGTCGCAATATTTCGCTCAGACTTGAGCGACCCGGAGCTCCCCGGTAGCGGGGATGACTCCGATTCATTATGGTTGGACTCAGAAATCAAAGACTGGTTGGCTGAGGCCCAGAGGGAATTGTGCGAGCGGGTAGACATTCTATTCGACGCAACAACGTACGAACTGACCACTGCGAACGGGGACGACCTGTACGCACTGGATGACAACATCACAAAGGTGCGCCGAGGCAAAGTTGCTGGTGGCCGCACCCTTGAGGCGCTGTCCGTGAAGGAACTGCTTCGCAAGTACCAGCCCACCAGCTTTGAGCTAAGCGTCACGGATTGGGAAGGCATGCAGGGTGAGCCGGACTACATCGTGATGGACTACGAGGCAGGCTTCGTGAAGCTGGTCCCAGAGCCCGTGGGCATTGAGACCATTGAGCTCCATGTGTACAGGCTCCCGACGGCAGATGCCATGGAGATACCGAACAAGTACAGGCGCGACCTTCTGCACAGGGCCAAGAACTTGGCCTACATGAAGGACGACGTAGATTCACAGGATTTGACCAAGGCCGCTTACCACGAGACTCGTTGGGAGCAGGCAGTCGTCAGGACTGACAGAATGTTGAAGAGGCTCAATCGTGGGCCGCAGGTGGTTGCTTACGCGGGGTTGTAATGGCCAAGAAAATACCATTCGGCAGAGGACTGAGAAATGAGCCGCTGGTCGGCAAAGCTCGGTTCGACAGGAATTTCAAACGTGTCGAACAGCTGGTCGCCAAAGACCCCAGCTTCCGGGCGGGTGTCGCCGGAGCTGACCGCAGAGCCTCCTTCCCCAAACGGGTGCAAGCCGCACAGGGCTTAACCGACCGCAGGGTTAACCCCAAGCGCACGCCATCGGCCGCGCCACCCCGCCGCGTCGCTCCTAGACCCGCTCAGGCAGTCTCACGGGCAGCAAGCGGCATAGGGAAAGCACTCCGAGTATCGCCGGTCGGCCTCGCAGCCGCCGCCCTGATCCAGCCGCGCACGCTGGGAGAGGCAACAAGGGGCACCCCGATGAACTCACCAGCCGAAGTCAAGCGCATCAACGCGGAGCGGCGTCGTCGTAAAGCACGTCGCATTCCGGGTGGCATCGTGAGAGGCCTCCGGTGACCCAGCAGATCACAGATAAGGATCTTGTTGAACTCACCTTCCCGCTCGGTAAGAACACCGTGGCGAAGGATACCGACATGCCCGATGGCTCAGCACGTGAGCTACTGAATGTCGATCTGACCAATTCAGGTAAGCCCAGACGCCGCAGGGGCTTCACATCAGTTTACTCCGGGGCTGGTATCCATAGCCTCGTCAGCACCAAAAAGCATTCTTTCTTCTGCGAGGGCACAGCGCTCAAGCAGTTGAACCGGGATTTCACCGCTACATCTGTAAGAACGGGGCTCGACCCTTCCGTGGGACTCAGCTACGCGGAAGTGGATGGGCGTGTTTACTATGCAAATGGAAGCCAAAAGGGGGTGATCACGAGGGACGCCGTTCACGCTGAATGGGGTGTGGAAGCCCCGGTGGGGCAGCCTAGTCTAGCCGTAACAGCGGCTGGTGGACTCGATGCGGGAACGTATCAGGTTGCTATAACTTATGTCTCTGCCCTCGGGGAAGAGTCGGGTACGGGTCGTGCAGCCTTGCTTGACCTCCCTGTGGGTGGAGGCATTCTAATTTCGAACATCCCGCAGAGCAGCGCGGATTCATGTAATATCTACGTCAGCTCAGCAAATGGCGACGTACTGTATCTGGCCAAGAACGTGGCAATGGGCACCACGTCAACCACGGTGCAGAGCACAATCAACTTCAGCCGCATGCTGGAGACCCAGTTTATGGAGGAGGTTCCCGCAGGCCACATCGTTCGGCACTACAAGGGCCGTATGTGGATGGCTGTTGGCGATCTCCTCATTTTTACTCCGGCCCTGCGATATGGTCTATATGACCCCCGGCACACGTATTTCCGGTTCGCAGACCGAATCTCCATCCTCCAGCCCGTGGATGATGGCCTCTATGTTGTGGCTGGGGATAAGACTTTCTTCCTCAGGGGCACGAATCCGAAAGACATGACCCTCGCAACCGTGTATCATGAGGGGGCAGTCGAGGGTACCGGAATGTCCGTGCCTCCCAAAGTCCTCAAGTCCGACAACGACTTGCTGGCTGGGACCGACGCGGAAGACGTCAAGGAGTACGTGGCGTATTGGTTCTCAAACGCAGGGGCCGTATTGGGGTTCCCCGGCGGAGTAATCAAGCCAATTACGGAAGACAGGATCGCAGTATCAGATTATGGGCAGGGCGCAACCTTCCTCAGGGAAGACGGCGATCTCCGCCAACTGATTACAGCCTTAACCAATAAGGGCGAAGGAAGTGGGTTCGGCGCGGTTGACACAGCATCTGCTGAAGTCATCCGAAACGGGGTTGTATTAACTTAAACTAAGAGGTAATTGTTATGATTGGAATGAATGATCTGCAGCGTAAAGAGGCTGCTCGGGACATACGCAATGGCGCGTATGAGTTCAATGGCGATAATGAGCTGTACCTGCCCAGACAGAAGCTGCTCGTTGGTGGACGTTTCGGTTCCGAGGTGCGAAACCGTTTTGGTGACATCATCGCGCCATATGAGGAAGGCCCAAACATCATCGTTAATGAAGGCCTCAACCACATCCTGAACGCAGTTCTCCATGGTGAGACACAGGTTGATCCTTGGTACGTCGGTATCCACAAGGCGAACGTTGCCGTTGTTGCTGGAACCACGGGTGCCACGGTAGCGTCTGCCACCACCGAGATTGTGGGTTCGGATGTATCTGAAACCGTTCGTGAGACGTACGTGGAGGCCGAGTCTACTGCTCAGTCAAGCACGAACTCCGCGAGCAAGGCGTCGTATACGAGTGCAGTTACCATGACCATTTATGGCGCATGGCTGATCTCGACAGCTGCTTTTGGTGACACTGCTGGCATCTTGCTGGCTGGTTCGCTGTTTGGTTCAAGTCGCGCACTCGTTGCAACTGACGAGCTGTTGGTGACTTACACCATCAACGCCACAAGCACGTAGTAACACCCTGATGCCCGCACAGCATCAGATAGAATATTGCCGGGTCGACAAACAGGGTAATATTTTTGAAGGCCCGATGGTGCTGCCCCAAGACTGGGGCAGCATCTCTGGGTTCAAGCACCTGAGAGGAAAAGACCTAACCAAGCACGGGTGGTACCCGTTGGTCGATGATGGCGGCATCCGCGAGGGTGCAGGGTATAATATGCTGTTCCTCCCAGAACATGGGTACGTGGTAAAGGTGCCTCTGGGCGGCCCGGGCTTTAGCGGAAGCAAAAAGTACGCCATGATACAGCTGTATAGAATGTTTGCGTACTTCACAACAACCTCAGTTTACTCCGATGTACTGGGTGAACTGCACCTGTTCCCAAACACAGAGCATGAGCAACGCCACAGGCAGAACTGCTTGCTGGTCGAGGAAGACTATGTGTGCATGGCCGAAAACATAGGGCTTGAGAAAGTGCGCGTCACCGTACCACACACCAAAATAAAGGTGCTTATACGGGACGCAGTAGTTTCCTACAACAAGCAGCTGGAGAGATTGTTTCGCGGCATGGAAGATATCCAGAGCGCCACGGACGCACAGCTCGTAGCCATCCTCGACACCAACATGGCCGATTACTATGGCTAAGTGGAAGCCCACTTTTTGGCGAACCAACGGTAAGCCCGGAGCTGATTCCCCATACCGCAAGGTAGCCATGGAACTCTTGACCCGTATGAAGCACCGCAACGAGGAGCTTGGCCACTATGCCAACCCCGTTCAGCGCGTTCGCCACGGCGACATAAAGTACATGTTCTCGTCCCTCCCCGGCTACGACATAATCGACATCACAGTACCGTTCGTAGAGGGCGAAGAGGAAGTGGGCGGCGCAGCGGATCTATACAGCGGCCTGTGGGAACCCCGCTTCCAAGCGTCAAACAAACAGCACTACCTCCGGTGGTACCCATCTGACTACGAGCTCTTTAATACAGGCTTGCTGACCCCCGTGTCCGCCGGGCTTGGTGCCTCCGTTGACGGAGCCGAGGACAGGCTAAGCACTGCGCCAATGCCACCTAACCGATGGATGAGGAACGACTACACTTACGACCCCGAAGACCCGCTCACAAAGGAAGAAGCCCCTTGGTTCAAAGACACCGGGAAAATAGTATCAGCAACTTCAATACACCCGGGGAAGTATTCTGGTAAGCTCCGCGAGCTGGTGCAAATGCAACTAGGTTATGGGCTCCTGCCACAGTTCAGTTACTCGGCGAGCAACGCGAACGGCATTCACCTAGAGACGCTGGACGAAGATACTACCCGGGTATGGCTGTACCAAATCTCTGGCACTAATGGTGTGGTCATGCAGATCATGGCGGACTACAGCGTGGCCAACTTCGAAAAAGCCGAGCTCCTTAAGACGGGGGGAATCCCACCCGAAATAGAAGAGGCAGGCTGGTTCGATAGACAGACTTCGTTCGACAGCGCCAAGCCTGTATACACAAAAGCGGAGTGGGACGCACTCCCAGACGACGAGCGCCCGGACATAAAGACGGTAACATTTAGGTTACTATCTTCGGCTGCGTACTTGGCGGCTGTCGGGTCCTATGGAGTCTATGGCGACTACGGCTGGTCGTTCAACCCTGCTGGCACCAGCGCTGTACTCGTGGGCATCGAGTGGAACACCCCCGGCGGCGGCGGCTTGGCTTCGAGCTACCGGTCAAACCTCTTCACCATAGCGCTCGACCCCACGGCATTCACTGCATCCATAAGTGGTGCCGGTGCCAGACCGTTCTTGATGGACAGCTCCTTCGACCACGTCAAGTTCCCCAAAACCAACGGCGCATTGGAGACAGTGTACTTCTGGAAAGGGGAGAACGGCTTCAAGGGAACACAGCCCAGCTCCAGCTACACCGCACCAATATATGCGTACTACAACCTGAATGGGGAACTGGTGCAGTGCGACTACACATACGCAGAAGGAACGACCGAAACCCAAAACGGCGGCTCGGCGTTCCCGACGGGTTGGGCGGAGATTATTGCGTGCAGGCAAAGAACTACCCTTAGCGCAACAAACTACCATTATAAAGGCTGCAGCTCTGGTAGGTCTGGCACAGGTACTTTTGGGCAGAAGCACGGGTTTTCTACGACCATAACATCCGCAGATACATATTCTGTGTGGGGTGGGTACTCCGCAACATTTAGCGCGACCACCAACTGGGGTAACAAAGGCCACGACACATGGTGGGGCACAGCTTGGAATAAGCGCGCAACATTGCCCAACGGTGCCGTCGCGGCAACGAGGGCAAATATGGACTCGCAGTATTTGGCTAGAACCGAAGGCAGTTTCGGCGGGTCAACGAAGAGCGTGCTCATAGTGCCCAGTTTCGAGCGCTTGGCGTTTTACCATTACAAGAGTCTAAATACAACGCTTACCGGCGGCAGGCTCACCCACCCAAACACGTGGCTCTACGAGCGCGGGCAACCCGTTCGGCAGGCGGGTCTCGGCGGCACGCTGGGTGACCCTTGCGAGTTCGCTGGCTGTGGCTGGCCGGTCGGCGTCCTCGGCTTCAAGGGCAACCTATGGCCAGACGCTGACACAGAACCGGAATACTATGTATCAAACACACAAAACGTCGAACGCCTATATAAGTTGTACACCGGGTGCACCGGCGACGGGGATGATTGCTTCGGCGAAAACGAACTAGTCCCCTCTGGGACCCCGGGCACCCAAGACCCATATTCTGAGGACATAACCACTGTTGTTGGTGGCCTGATGCTCCCCAACGGTGCAAGCATCATGTTCTCAGACGACGAGATCAACAACCAGAGCGAGCCATTCAGGGAGAGCAGCGCTTCTTTCGGCTACCAGAGTGTGGTATCATGTTTTGATACATTCTCATCTAAGTACATATTTTCTATGCCTAATATCGCGATGACTGATTTGCAGCATACAGCAACCGGCTTCCCGGATGATATCACCCAGACAGGTGTGTTATTCTCTGGTATGCCATACTTCACTGGGTAACCGAAATGTCTGATTATCAAACGGAAATTCTCGCCCTCGCCCCCGTCGGCTACTGGCGTCTGGGCGAAGCCTCTGGCACAAATGCAGCCGACCTCGGGTCCGGCGCAAACGACGGCACCTACACCAACACTCCGACGCTCGGAGTAACGGGCGCACTGACAGACGACGTAGACACAGCAGCCTCGTTTGCACTCGCCTCCAGCGAGTACGTTACTATGGGCGACGTGTTGGACTTTGAGTACAACGAGCCGTTCACCCTCGTGGGTTGGTTTAAGTCGAGCACCGTCGCGTGGCAGACTATTATATCTAAAAATCTGAGCGCCACTACCAACCGTGGGTATTTGTTAATTCTGTCGCAGACCGGGACCGTGGAGTTTCAGCTGCTTAGCGACGCTTCAACGGCGGGGATAAAGGTCACCACCGACATCACCACGTACGATGATGGCAACTGGCATATGGCGGTGGCCACATATAATGGCAACAACCTAGCCTCTGGAGTAACAATATATGTAGACGGAGTGGCAGTGGCCACAACGACCCTGCAGGATAACCTCAGCACCAATACTACTGTAAACGCCTCCCCGCTGAGCATAGGCTCCCGCGACGACACAGACTTATTTATGAACGGCACCATAGACGAGCCAGCGGTCTTCGCCAAAGAACTCACAGCCAAAGAAATCTCGCGCCTGTACTACACTGGTCTCGGCCACGTAACAGGCTACGAGCAGGACGTACTGGGTCTCCTCCCTGTGGGCTACTGGCGTCTGGGCGAAGCCTCGGGTACCAATGCTGTTGACGAGGTCGGTGTTAACGACGGCACTTATGTCAACACCCCGACGCTCGGCGTCACAGGCGCATTGGCAGACGACGCAGACACAGCCATAACCCTTGACAGCGCATCCAGCGAGTATGTCGCTTTGGGTGATGTGCTGGACTTCGATAAGGATGACCTGTTCTCGCTCTCTGGGTGGTTTAAGACTGCGGCAGCTACTGATGTATCAATTATACGAAAGCAGGATAACTCTGCACCATTCTCTGGGTATTTGCTTAACTGCCTTGGGGGTAAGGTGCAATTTGCGCTCATAAACAGCACAACTGGCGCGAACTACCTGCATGTGGAAACCACGTCCACCGCGTTCAACGACGATGTGTGGCATCACGTGGTAGTCACGTACGACGGCTCCACAAACGCAAGCGGAGTAACTATATATGTCGATGGGGTAGCGGAAACTTTAACCGTCCTTAACGACACGCTATCTTCCACTACGCTAACCGCGCACCCACTAAACATAGGTGCGCGTAATAGCACCGACCTCTTCTTCGACGGCGAGTTGGACGAGGTGGCAATGTTCGCCCACGAGCTCTCTGATGTTGAGGCGTTGTTCCTGTACGACTCGGGCTTATTCGTCGCACCAACAGCAGGTCTGGACGACGACTATAGAAACAAGGTGCTCGCCCTACGCCCGCTCGGTTACTGGCGTCTTGGTGAAGACACCGGCACCAACTGCGCCGACGAGATGCTTCGCAACGATGGTACTTACAACAATACCCCAACGCTCGGAGTCACCGGCGCACTAACCGACGACGACGATACAGCCGTAACGTTCTTGGCTGCTTCGTCCGAAGATGTCGTCATGGGCGACGTACTGGACTTTGAGTACAACGACCCCTTTACTCTGACGCTGTGGGTTAAGCGGGGCGCAACTTCTGGCTACGAGAACATAATGAGCAAGATGCTCGACAGCGGCACTAAGCGCGGTTGGGCGATACATATGAATCCAACTGGCGGAATAGAATTTAATCTGGCCAACACAAACAATTCTATCGATCTGGTCATTGGCACCACTGCCAACTTCGACGACGATGCGTGGCACCACGTAGTCGCAACGTATGACGGCACCAACGTAGTCTCCGGTGTAACCATCTATGTAGATGGAGTAGTACAAGCCTTGACAACTGTGCGCAACACCTTGGGAACAAACACTACAGTAAGCGCTGCCGCGCTTTGTATAGGTAGCCGCAACAGCGCGAATTTGTTCTTCAATGGAGAGGTCGACGAAGTTGCCATATTCGGCTACGAGCTGACTGCGAAGGACGCCGCAGCCATGTACTACAAGGGCAGGGGCATTACCGGCTACGAGTACGAAGTTCTCGCGCTTGCGCCAGCAGGGTACTGGCGTCTTGGTGAAGACACCGGCACCAACGCGGTCGATGAGACGGGTGTAAACGACGGTACTTACGTCAACACTCCGACGCTGGGTGTGGCTGGTGCCATCGCTGATGATGCAGACACAGCCATTACGCTCGCGCTGGCGTCCAGTGAGTATGTCACTATGGGCGACGTGCTGGATTTTGAGAGGACAGACTCGTTCACCCTGTGCGGCTGGTTCAAAACTACGGCCGCTGGAGTTCAAGTCATCGTCGGTAAGATGGAGGGGGCCGCCGCCTATGCTGGCTATGACCTGAGGGTTGGAGCCACGGGCGGAGTCGGTTTTGTACTCCAAAACACGAATGGTACCGACTCGATTGTTATTGAGACCGATGCCACAACATTCGACGATGGTTCATGGCACTTCGCTGTGGCTACGTACGATGGGTCAGTGGCCGCAGCAGGAGTCACCATGTATGTTGACGGCGTAGTGGAAGCAGCCACTGTGGTAACTGACAACCTGTCAGCCACAACGATAACCGCAGCACCACTGAACATTGGCCGCCGCCAAGACGGCACCATATACTTCGATGGCTCGCTCGACGAGGTCGCAATATTCGCGCACGAGCTCACAGCGCTCGAAGCCAGACGCCTGTACCTGCAGGGGCTCGCGCTCCTAGGGGCGGACGACTACGCAGCAGAAGTCTTAGCGCTTGGCCCCGTGGGCTACTGGCGTCTGGGCGAAGCCTCTGGCACCGACGCATTTGACGAGCTCGGCAACTTCGACGGTACTTACGTCAACACTCCGACACTTGGCGTCACGGGCGCGCTCACGGACGACACAGACACAGCCGTTACGTTCGTAAGCGCTAACACTGAGTACGTAACGATGGGTGACGTGCTGGACTTCGACAAAGATGAACCACTTACGCTGTCGTGCTGGTTCAAGTCCTCCTCTGGCTCCGGCGCACAGCTGGTAAGCAAGCAGACTGACGCCGCTACCCTACATGGGTATAGCCTAGCACGATGGGCCACCGGCAAAATAGCGTTCTCCCTCATCAACGACTCCCCCGGGGCAAACGCACTATCCGTATCCACAACGCAGGACGGGTTTAACGATGGCAACTGGCATTTTGTCGTAGTAACCTACGACGGTAGCACCAGCGTCAGCGGAGTCACCATCTACGTAGACGGAGTGTCTGAGCCGCTTTCTACTGGCACCGATACTTTATCTGCCACTACCTTAAATACGTATCCACTAAATATAGGGGGGCGGAACGATGGCAACCAAACCTTAGAAGGCGAACTGGACGAAGTAGCAATCTTCGACTACGAGCTTACCGCAGCGAACGTCGCACGTATGTACCGGCGCGGGCAGGGCCACACCCGGTACGCCCTCGCGGCTATAACACAAGCCGTTGGATACTGGCGCTTGGGCGAAGCCTCCGGCACCAACGCAGTTGACGAAACACTCAACAACGATGGCACTTACGTCAATACACCAACCTTGGGCGTGGACAGCGCTATACCCAACGACACCGACACCTCTATAACTCTGGCCAGCGCCTCGTCTGAGTACGCCGCCATGGGCGACGTGCTGGACTTGGAACGCACAGACACGTTCTCGATTGCGGCTTGGGTCAAAGCATCGCCTTCTGCGGACATGAGCATCGTATCGAAGGAGAACAGCAACGCCCCATTCAATGGTTACAACCTCAGGTTTACGACGGCAGGCGGCTTTAAGTTCAGCCTCGTGAATACCTCCGGCTCAAACGGGATAGTAGTAGCTACAATAGCCGAAACCTTCGGGGATAATGCGTGGCACCACGTGTTGGTAACGTATGACGGCTCCGTAACAGCAGCGGGTATGACTATATATGTGGACGGTGTGTCCGAGGCATTAGCCACTACTGGGGATGACCTAACCGCTACGACCTTAACTGCAACGCCGTTTAACATAGGCGGGCGCAACAGCACCAACTTGTTCTTCGACGGCTCTATAGACGACGTGTCTATACATAGTACAGAGTTAACAGCCAACCAAGTAGCCGACATCTACATCGCGGGCCTGCTTTCTTACACAGAGGCAGATGTAGGCAATGGCGCTCAGTATGAGGAAGCAGTATCAGATGGCCCATCTATAGCAGGCGTACTCGGTGCCAGCGCGAATCATACGTTGACCGAAGCCACCCAGTTAGTAACGGTGCTCGCAACCCACTGGGGCAAGTCCGTAACAGAGTCGTTCAACTGGGAAGTTGGTATTGGTATTATTACCACGCTCACCGACTCGTTCAACACGTCGAGCTCTGTGGAAAGCGCCCGGAATATGATCGGATCAGTAATTGAGTCTATACAACTCGCGCTGACTGAGAACATCGAGCACGCCAAGGGTATCTTGGAAGCATTGGCCATGAACGAGACTTGGGTAGGCAGCCTAATTCTCCAAGGCGACATCGCAGATCAGCTGTCAGTGGCCGACGTGATAATGCTCACATGGGATCAGCTACAGACTGAAACGGTCAACATAACTGACACCAACACACCGTACGCAGTTCGTGGTGCGCAGCTGGCCGAGCTGTTTGTGTCGGCTGGAATCGTTTCCACCATACACAGAGCAGCAGGCATCATCGCAGAGGCAATGATCCTGCAAGACTTGGTCGAGCGCTTCTTCGAGCTGTCCGCCACAGACGGGATTACCATGTCCGACACTGACGTTGCCAAGTACCGGGCCGTGGTGGAAAACATCGAGGCAGCCGTGCTGGCAGATGTGCTCAGCGGCACTCGCCGCCTAAGTCTACTAATTTCTGACGAATTGGTAGGTACTGATTCAACCAGCATCGCGCAGCGTCTGCAAGCAGCCCTTGAAGAGGACGCAATTTTTGGCGGCACCATCGTGTTGCCAGATGGCGTGTTCTCGGCCATCGTGCTAAATACGGAGTCCTTGGGTATATCAGAATATACTAATTATCCATTCAACTCCTTCGGCAAGCTGGGGAACGACTACCTTGGTGCGTCGGATACCGACATCTTCCGGCTGACCGGTGCTGACGATGCTGGCACAGACATTGACGCCGTGATCCGCACGAGCATGACCAACTTCGGAACCAACGTGTTCAAGCGGGTGCCGAGGGCATATTTGGGGTATACTAGCGATGGTGGAATGATTATGAAAACCATCAGCACAGCTGGTGGCGTCAAGACGGAGCGCTGGTATGAACTCAGTCCTCGGACAGCGGACGCTCCTGCGGCAGCTCGCATTCAGTTGGGCAGGGGTATAAAGGCCACGTATTGGCAGTTTGAACTTATCAACAAGCTGGGCGCTGACTTCGATATTGACTCGTTGCAGCTGTACCCAATGATCCTTAAACGGAGGGTGTAGGAATGGCAGGCTCATGTAGTTTGGTCCAGCACATCGCTGGCGACATCGTTAATCAGGGCTGGACAAAGTGGGGCACCTACGCACAAGACGCACTGGATGCCACCGAGGAGTTCTTCACCGATATTCAGGAACTGGAGATTACCCCGATCCTGACCAACATCGATTTCTCTGTTCCGGCAGAGCTGGGCGTACCGTTCGCCAAGCCCGGCGCACCGGTTGACCCGAACATCACTTTCGGCTCGGTTGATAGCCCCGGCGACGTGGACGTACCAACCATGGTGCTTCCGTCGTTTCAGGATGCCCCGGTAAACACAGCCGTTGCGCCCACCCTAGCTTTACCGGACGCACCGGGCCAACTCGATGCTACGGTACCCACGGATGAACCTACTCAGTCTGTGGTCACCATACCTGACGCCCCGGTCATTGTACTGCCGACCGAGCCCACTCTGCGCACGCTGTCGTTGCCGAGTGTGCCTACAGTCACGCTGCCAGAGTTCACCGCGACGGCACCGGTCACCGAGGCTGTCTCTCCGGGCAACACATTCAGCTTCGAGTTCGAGGAATATACTGACAAGATGCCCACGCTGGTATCGCGCATTCAGGAAATGCTCGCGGGTGGCACCGGTCTCCCGGCGGCTATCTGGAACGCACTCTGGGAGAAGGCCCGTGGCCGCGAAGATCAGACAGCAGCCAAGGCAGTAGCCGAAGCCGTTGACGAGTGGGCAAGTCGGGGCTTTGCAATGCCCGGCGGCGTACTTGACAAGGTCGTTCAGAGCATCAGGCAGGGTAACCAAGACGCCAGCAACCAGCTGTCCCGCGACATTGCTATCGAGCAGGTCAAGCAGGAAGTTGAGAACATGCGGTTTGCTGTGTCGCAGGGCATTGCATTCGAGGGCATGTACATCAACCTCCACGTGCAGGACATGCAGCTCTCATATGAGACCGCCAAGTTCACAATGGAAGCGGCCATCGCAGTATTCAACGCGCAGATCACTTCATACAACGCAGACGTGCAGGCATACATCGCCGAGTCGCAGGTGTACCGCACTCTGATCGAAGCGGAGATGACCAACGTCGAGCTGTATCGAGCCCAGCTTGAAGGCCAGAAGCTGATCGGCGAGCTCAACGTACAGGACATTGACTTGTACAAGACCCGGATCAGCGCACTGCTTTCCGAGATCGAGGTATACAAGGGCCAGCTGGAAGGCGTCCGAACCTTGGTGGAAGTGGACAAGAATCAGGTCCAGATATTCACGGCCCGGGTGGGTGCGTTCGAGGCTCAGGTCCGGGCAAACGAATCCGAGGTCAAGGCATATTCCGAGCGGGTGGGTGCAGAGCTGGCCAAGTCCCAGATCTATGCCTCTGAGATCAGCGCCTTCTCCGAGTTGGTGACCGCTTATAAGACCGGCAACGAAGCACAGATCGCAGCCAAGCGCATCGAGCTGGAGAACAACGGCTTCAAGCTGGAGCGCTTCAAGACCAAAGTCATCAAGTATGCTGCCGAGATCGACGCAGAAGCCAAGCGTGTATCATCGGCGGTTGGTGTCTACGATGGCAAGACCCGCCTGTTTGCCGCAGAGCTGGGTGCCGAGCAGGCGCGTGTCGTAGCCGATAGCCGCCAGTATGACTTGGCACTGGAAACCGCGAAGTCACATACGCAGATCGAGCTGGCAGAAGCCCAGCTGAATATCGATCAGGTGCTTCGTACATTGAATCTGGAACTGGACAAGAACAAGACCATCTTGACCGTGCAGGCACAGCTCGCCGCTGCTGCCATGTCAGCCGTCAACTTGTCCGCTTCTATCAGCGAGTCCGCAGCCAACTCTTCGAGTTGCTCGGTCAGCAACAACTACGACTTCTAAGGGAGAGAGCAATGCCGTTAACTGTACTTGATCAAAGCCCCGGCGATACCGAGGCAGGCCGCAGCCGGGCGTTTAAGCAGGCGCAGCGACTCACCGGCAGCGCAGGTGGATCCGGCGCGTTTCAGGAGTCCCGCAGCAGGGGTCTCGGTGTCCGCACAAATGTCCGGTTAAACGAAGGTGCCAAGGATGCCCGTACTCTCCGCAGGGAACGCGGACTAAGAACGGGTGCCAGCGGTGGCAGCACGTCCGATGCAGCCAAGGCTTTGTTGAGCAACAGCGACTTCGCCAAGGACTTTGCGCGGGAAGCCAAGCAGATCAACACAACTAAAGGCCTCACGCGCTCGCAGCGGAAAGCCCAGACGGGTGCGTTAAAGACCCGGATCGCGGTCGAGAGCGGCCAGCTCACGGGCGACGCAGCAGAGCAAGCGCTTGATTTGTCACGTACTTCCACTGAACGCGGCCTCACGAGTTCCCAGCGCAGCGGGTTGACAGACGCCTCTACCGAACTGTTGAAGGGAGCTGCCGGTGCGAACAAGGCGGATGACGCTAGCGAATTTGAGCAAAGTCTGTTAAAATTCTTTGATATCTAAGAGGATACAAATATGGCCATCACTTTAGCCGAACTGCGCGAGAAACGCATTGACCCGAACACCCTGAACGATGTTGACCGCGCCGCTGTACGCCAAGAGCTCATTAATGAGCGAGCCTCCACGCAACTGGCCGAGACCCGGGCAGCTGAGCGCACCCATGTGTCAGCAGAACGCC